ACCATTTTTAGGTGCATTGGATGATGGTTCCGGAGAAGGAGAAATAATTTTAAGCACTAGACCAAGAGAGGGAGATTTAATTTATTTTCCTCTTGGCCAAAGAATTTTTGAAGTTAAATTTGTAGAACATGAGCAACCTTTTTATCAGTTAGGGAAAAGTTATGTTTACGAATTAAAATGTGAACTCTTTGAGTATGAAGATGAGGTTATCGATACTTCTATTGATGAAATTGATACTCAGGTTCAAGAAGAAGGTTATATCACAACTTTAAAATTAATTGGTGTTGGAAGAACTGCAACAGCAACTGGATCAATTCTTGGCACTATTTCTTCCGGATATATTAAAGAAATTTTCTTAAATAATGATGGTTATGGTTACACTTCCGCACCAGTAGTTGCAATAAGTTCTTCACCAACAGGATTTTCTGGTGATAATGCAACTGCAGTTGCGATTACAACTATTAGGGGTGGAGTTAGATCTGTTGAGAGAATTTATTTAACGAATGCTGGTGCGGGATATACTGTTCCACCAACCATAACAATTTCTGGTGGGGGAGGGGCAGGTGCTGCTGCCACATGTTCAATAGAAACAACTTATAACGGTGTTATCAGATTTACTATAACTGATTCGGGTGTTGGATATGGAACTGCACCAGTTATTACAGTCTCTGCACCTGGTCAATTAGCAATCAGTGGAGTGGGACAAACTGCTGTTGGTATTGCTTCTATCGGTTCAGTTGGTGGATCAAATGTTCTAAGAGCAATATATATTTCAAATCCTGGTTTTGGATATACTTCAACTCCAACAATAACTATTGCAAATCCAGAAACACTTACTGGATTTGGAACTTATCTTTTTAATGAAGTTATACGAGGTTCTAGATCCCAAATTAGAGCAAGAGTTAAGAATTGGGATAAAGATACCAATATTCTTAAAATTTCAAACGTTGGAATTGGTGCTACACAACTTACATTTGTACCAGGAGAAACAATTATTGGAACGGAATCTGGTGCTCTATATACTGTTCAAAGTTTTGAGCAAATGGATACATATGATAAATACAGTCAAAACGATGAGATTGAAGAAGAAGCGGATCTCATTTTAGATTTTTCAGAATCAAATCCATTTGGTACTTATTAATGCTAGGGACATATTATTATCACGAAATTATAAGAAAGACCATTATATCTTTTGGTACACTTTTTAATCAAATTCATATTCGCCATTCGGATCAGAGTGGCAATAACGTAAGTGATATGAGAGTTCCTATTGCTTATGGTCCAAGACAAAAATTTCTTGCAAGAATTCAACAACAACCAGAATTAAATAAAGCAACGCAAATTTCTTTACCAAGAATGTCATTTGAGATGACTTCTATTCAGTATGACCCAACAAGAAAAGCAAGTGTAACTCAATCATTTAAAGCATGTGATGATGGCGGAAAAATTAAAAAAGTTTTTATGCCAGTTCCATATAATATTGGATTTGAATTAAATATTTTAACTAAATTAAATGATGATGCTTTACAAATTGTGGAGCAAATTTTACCATATTTTCAACCAGGATTTAATTTAACTATAGATTTAGTTGATTCAATTGGTGAGCAAAGAGATGTTCCAATGGTTCTTGAAAATATATCTTTTCAGGACGATTACGAGGGTGATTTTTCTACTAGGAGAGCTTTAATATATACTCTATCATTTACAGCAAAAACTTATCTGTTTGGTCCAATTGCAGAAAGTTCAGAAGGTCTTATTCGCAAGGTACAAGTTGATCTTTACACAAATACTGACGTTGCTAATGCAAAACGTGAGGTAAGATACACAGTTACTCCAGATCCTTATGATGCAAATCCAGATGATAATTTTGGATTTAATGAGAACTGGGAATATTTTGGAGATTCAAAAGAATTTAGCCCAACACGTAAAATAGATATCTGATAAATTATGCCAAATAACTATGAAAGCCTTGACAATGCTCTGAATATAAAAAGTGAAATAGTCAATGTTGAGAAAGAAACTCCGATTATTAAAGTCGATAGTTCTAATAGTGACATTAAAAAAGATTATGAATACACGAGAGCAAATTTATATTCTCTTATAGAAAAGGGTCAAGAGGCCATTAATGGAATAATGGAACTTGCAGCAGAAAGTGATCAACCAAGAGCGTATGAAGTTGCTGGTCAGTTGATTAAGAGTGTAGGTGATGTAACAGATAAATTGATTGATTTACAAAAGAAATTAAAAGATGTTGAGGAAGATACTGTAAAAACAACTAATAATGTTACTAATAATGCGGTGTTTGTTGGATCAACTTCGGAACTTTCAAAGTTACTTAAACAAGGTTTTCTAAATAATAAAGAATAGATTTTTTCTTATGAGTTGGTCTAATGATTACAAAAAATCAATAGACTGTGGCAATCCCAAAGGATTTTCACAAAAAGCACATTGTGCTGCTCGTAAGAAAAGAAAAAGAGGTGAGGAAACTAAATCTAAATCACCATTTAGCGAAGAAAAAGCAATGAGCGAAACCCGTTACTGTAAGTTGTGTAGGAAAATGGAGCAAAGAGATGAATGCTCCTATGGACCTTCAATGTGGGACAGATATTCTGCACCAATTCTTACTATGAATCAAATTAAATATGACCCAAACCGCCCCCATCCAGCAAATGAGGCGAAGGATCATGAATATTCAATGGCTCGTTCAGAATTATCGACTATTGCGAAAGCGACTAAAAAACTTCAGAAAAAAATGAAGAAAGGTGAGGGTGAAATCGAAGCATGGGTTCAATCAAAAATTACAAAAGCAGCAGACTATATCGATACGGCAGCAGATTATGTAGATAGTGGTGAGATGAATAAAGAAGAAGTTGAAATATTAGAAGGTAAGAGAGACGGAAAATCAGCAAAAGATAAAGATTATTCTCTTCGTGATTGGTTTAAAGGTGGTGGATGGGTTCAAGCAGGTGGTAAGTATGATGGAAAACCTTGTGCTAAACAACCTGGTCAAAAAACAAAACCATTCTGCCGCGATGCTGATGATAGAGCATCGATGAGCAAAGATGAAAGAAATAAAAGAGCAGCAAAAAAACGTAAAGAAGATCCAAATCCAAATAGAAAAGGAAAGGCAAAGTTTGTAACTGTTGAACAAGTTGATGCCAGTAAGTATGGAAAAACTCCCGATCAACTCTTACAGGATATTATAGATAAAGATAAAAAAGGACCAAACAAATATGGTGGTGGACAAGTAATTAAAACTGGTTTACAAAAAGCACATTTTGAACCAGAAGGTCAACAACTAGATGAACTGTGGGGCAAAGTTGCTATTGGTGCAGGTGCTGCTTTTATTCCATATCTTCTAAAAAAGTTCGCAAAACCAGCAGTTGATAAAGCAATTGATTCTCCTGCAACTGGTTCTGATGGTTTGATTGATAAAATGAAGCAAAGAAGAGATGCTATTAATAACGCAACTCAAAAAAATTCTTATGAACCTGAATTAGATATGGTAGAAGAAAAAGATGATTGCTATCATAAGGTTAAATCAAGATATAGTGTTTGGCCATCTGCATATGCTTCTGGTGCATTAGTCAAGTGCCGCAAAGTTGGTGCAAAAAATTGGGGCAATAAAACTAAAAAAGAAGGATATGAATTTTCCAATTGGAGAGATGAATTCTTCCCAACAGAAGTTGAATCTGTAAATATTATTGAACCACAACCATTACAAGCATCAAAGGGTATTGGAAGTGAAATTTTAGATGAGGCAGGTAAAAAGTGCTGGAAGGGTTACAAAAAAGCAGGGACACAAGAACTGTTTGGTAAAACTTACAATCGTTGTGTAAAGGAAGGATATTCTGATTGGAGAACAGAGATTTTCGAAGATTGGCAGAAAGTCAATCGTCAGGATAAGACTGATGGATTGAGTCAAGCAGCAGTAGATGCGTATCGCCGCGAGAATCCTGGATCAAAACTTCAAACTGCGGTTACTGAAAAGAAACCAAAGGGTAAAAGAGCAAAGCGTCGTGCCAACTTCTGTCGTCGTATGAAGGGCATGAAGTCAAAACTTACTTCGGCAAAAACTGCAAGAGATCCAGATTCAAGAATTAACAAAGCACTTCGTCGTTGGAACTGTAACTAAAATGAAATCTTTTCAACAATTCCTATCAGAAAGTATCACCATTAATGGTGATTTTAATGGAACTCTCAATGTAGGTTCCCCTCAACCCGAACAAGCAAGCGAGTCTTTCTTTGCTGATGTAGTTTGGGAAGGAAAGATGTATCGTTTAGAAGTAGAAGGCAAAATTCTTTCTAAGAATGAACTAGCAGAACAGATTCAAGGGGAATATCCTGGCGCAATTGTTCATAACGTTTATCCTTCTCAGGTAAATACTTCAAGAATTAAAAACGCACAAAGATATCAACCAGAAAGATTGTCTTGGAGTGAGTGATTAATGGCACAATTTAATAAAAATACTCAAGATTTTTTAAATCAAGAGAGAACTCTTTTTGAAGTGAATATGATCGCCAATAAAAATGGCGAAGTAGTTACACTTGATAATCCATTTCCAGTCACAGGAACTGTTGGGATTTCATCAGATACTCTCATTACTATCAATCCAGATACAAATGCTGTTGATGCATTTGGTAGAGCAAGAGTTTCTGAATTATTTACTCTTGGTGACTATAAGCACGTTTACGCTATTGATCCAAATTTTTTAGATAGTGTTTCTGGTGCAGGATCATCAGTAACTTTCTTCCAAAACCAAGCGTGTGCAAGATTACAGACTGGAATTGGTTCTACAGCATCCTGTATTCACCAAACAAAATTTTATCATCACTATCAACCAGGAAAAGGACAACTAATTTTTAGTTCTTTTAATTTTTATGCTCCCCAACAAAATGCAACTAAAAGAACTGGGTACTTTGATGATAGAGATGGAATTTATTTTGAACAAGTTGGACTGAGCACTTCTGATGGAATAAATCCTGGCATTGGAACAAACAATTGGGTAATCAGAACTTTTACGAGTGGTATTGCAACAGAAACCAGGATTCCACAGTCACAATGGAATAAAGATAAATGTGATGGAACAGGTATTTCTGGATTTAATTTAGATATTACAAAAACTCAACTTGCATTTATAGATTTCCAGTGGTTAGGTGTTGGTAGAGTTCGTTGTGGTTTTGCTCACAATGGGCAACTTATTACCGCTCACGAATTTAATCACTCTAATTATTTGAGCACTGTTTATATTGCCAATCCAAACCTACCAGTTCGTTGTGAGATTAGAAACACTGGTGTTGGTATTGGAGCATCATTTGATCAAATTTGTTCTTCTGTAATGTCCGAAGGTGGATATGTAGAAAGTGGTATTGACTTTGCTTATACGATGACTACATCAAGAACAACACCAACACCAGCAGGAACAGAATTTCCATTGGTTGCGATTCGACTCAAAAATAGTTTTCAAAATTATCCAAATAGAATATCAGTAAGGTTAAATAACCTTTCAATACATTGTGAAACAAATAGTATCATTTATAGAGTTATTAAACTTCCAAGTTCCGCATATCTAAGTAACGCTGGAACTCTAACTTGGACATCTGCTTCTGCTAACAGTGGAGTTGAATATTGTGTGGATGCTACAACTTATAGTGATGGCGACGAGTTTGCATCAGGTTATGTTCCCTCTGGTGCATCTCAAAACTCACTTTCACCAGTTGCTTCTGGAACATTAACTGCTGCAAAGAAGAATATTATTGTTCAAAACATAGATTCAACAAATTCTGAAATTTATGTAATTGTTGTAAGAACAATTACAACTGTTGGTAACGCTGTTGCAAACGTTGCTGCTGCTCTTCAATGGAGGGAGATTTACTAAATTATGAGTGAAGTTTATCTTGGTAATCCTAACCTAAAAAAAGCAAATACTCAGATCGAATTTACAGAAGATCAAATTATTGAGTTCTTAAAGTGTAAAGAAGATCCTGTTTATTTTGCTAGAAATTATATCAAAATTGTTTCTCTGGATCACGGTTTGGTTCCTTTTGAGATGTATCCATTTCAAGAGAAACTAATTCAAAATTTCCACAAGAATAGATTTAATATTTGCAAGATGCCCCGCCAGACGGGTAAATCTACGACTTGTGTTTCATATTTGTTACATTATGCGGTATTTAACGATAATGTTAATATAGCTATTCTAGCAAACAAAGCATCCACCGCAAGAGACTTACTTGGAAGATTACAACTTGCTTATGAAAATCTGCCAAAGTGGATGCAACAGGGTATTATATCCTGGAACAAAGGTAGTCTAGAATTAGAAAATGGCTCCAAGATTTCATCTAACTCTACTTCTTCATCTGCTGTCCGAGGCGGATCCTATAATGTCATCTTTCTTGACGAGTTCGCTTTCATCCCGAATCACATTG